CGGATGTATATTTTTAAGCATTAACGCAAGATTTTCGAGGCGGTTGTCTGTCCGATTACCATTTCTGTGGTGTACTATTTCATCTTTAGTTAATAACCTGCCGAGATAGGTCTCCATAATGAGTCTGTGCTCGGGGACATATCTTCTGTTCACATTTGGATGTTCAGGCATTAATAATTCTACATATCCGTCACCCGTCACTATTTTTCCACCCTTCCATTTGCCATTTTTGGGTCCAATGTTTTGCTTCCCAACCATGCGTATACTTTCGATCTGGAAGCATCCACAGCTTCTCGTGCAATTCTGTACCAAGTCACCCCCAACAATTCTTTTTGTTTTTCCACAATCACATCGACATTCCCAGTAAGCATGTCCCCACTGATTCCTACCAGATTCCTTTATAACTATTAATTTCCCAAATCTTTGCCCGGCTAAATCCCTTCTTTTGGCTGGCATTTCATTCTTCCTTATTTAAGACTCGCAATTTCTCCTCGACCAAACTCGCGCTTTTTATAGCAGTCGATCATATTCCATGGTTCACGGATTTCGTTTTCACATACACGCAAGAAATCGCAAACAAAAGGATGGAAACATGCTCTTTTGTTTTGGTAGAAGCGTTCCATTCCACCATCTTTAATATAAGATACGATTTCCTTGGCTATCATCGAAGCCTTAATCTTGTATGCTTCCAAGTCGAACTCGGACCTCCAGAAACTTCTGTCAATAAAATATTTATAAATATTCTTACTCAAAATGTCTTGATACATCCGTTCATACAGGTCAAGCATTGATTCCCCCTTCTCTTTCTTAGTCGCATTCTTTTGACGTAACAGCGGGGGAACGAAACATCGAAGCGTCATCCGCTCGATAGCGGGATCTCCCAGGAAATAAGTGATCAGTTGATCACCCTCTGTTAGCTTAGTATAATTATCTGCGTTGGATGTCCATTTAAATTCGAATCCAATATGATTCTCATATGTTAAGAGCTGAACAAGGTCAATATATCCATGCACTTTTGGGAACCCTGGTTCTGACCATTTAAACTGGTATTCCGTGATACCACGAACTGTATGCAAATCAAGTTTTACATAAGCGTTAAACATTGCCTTCATTTTCCAGACATCGATGTGGCCGTAAATAAGTTCCGAATCTTCCGGATCCATTGTCTGTTGAATTAATTCCTCGATATAATCACGATATTTTTGTACTGCCTGATCAATGGGAATTCTTTCATCGTGGAGCCACCCAAGAATAACGGAGGCGCATGAACCAAGCTTCATCGCCCATGATTTTTGAATCGACTCGATACCCACCATTTGTGACCAGTAAAACTTGCGATGACACGATGAGTATGTATCGATGGCTGAGTATGACAGCTTGGGTTCATTTCTTACGACATATTCTGCACATCGGAAATGGTTCTGTAGTGAGCAGAATCCGCCCTTAATATAATGAGAGCAAACTCCATTGGGTTGTGCAGATATATCCTGGCAGATCTCGAAAAAGGGATTACCAATGCTCGGGGATTCGTCTGTCATCTTTTACCCTCTCGAACAACTTGGGATGTTGAACCTTAATAAACTGGTCAAAAACACGCACTAAATAGATATGACTTGGAATATTAAACCTTCTACGCTTCTCATTCCATCCCCCACGGTCAAGAATCTTGTAAAGATTGGAGAATTTTGAATAGCCATAATCATCATCGCTAAACATTTCTCCACATAAACCCTTGACTTGCGTTAAGGTTAGGGATGGAAATGCGTCACAAATTACATTATGAATCCACACCCTGTCGATGTTCTTTCTACAACATGCGGAACAGTAATGATATCCAGAAGTGTGTGTAACTCTTTTCTCTCCGCAAAAATCACACTTTCTCATTACGCCCTCCAGCTTTTTATGACACAACTTATCTTAACAGACCACGAAGAATTGTCAAGTAAAATTTTTAACTTGACAAACTTAATTTCGTCAGGTATTATTAGATTATATGAACAAATTCCCCATTACAGAGAAATGTCTGGGATGTAAGGAAATCGAGGCCGAAGGTACATGTAAGAGTTACCTCATGCCATCGGCACTTTGGCGCAGGGGTGCCTGCCCCAGGGCTACAAATTTAAAAAAAATAGTTAAACTTGGCGTGAAATTGAATCCAATTAAGGCTTCAAGGAGGGGTGTCAAGGGTGTATAATATGAAATGGAACGGGTCGAAACCGCTTGTTTTTATTACGGTATTTATTGATTCATTAATAGCATTTTCAAAAAATACCCAAGGGAGGCAAGAAATGCAAAAGTTAATTGGAAAAATGGTAGGCTTATTGTTGCTAGTCCTTTTTTTAAACATTTATGGTTATGCCGAAGCATTAATGCGGGGCAGGGAGGCACATGAAAAATATCTCTACCCTATCGTGAGGGTAACATTTAATAATTCCGGTGGTTCGGGAACGATAGTTTTTTCAAAAGAGAGCAACGGTAAGTTCTCAACCTATGTCTTGACCAACCATCATGTGATTTCCGAAGCGATTAAGATCGAGGAAAAATGGGATTCAAGTCTTGGAAAAAATATCAAAATAGAACGACGTTCTATTGTTTATGTAGAAATTTTTAAATATAAAAATTTAGGAATTCCTGTTGGAACAATGAGGATTGAAGCGGATTTGGTTATTTATAACAGTATGGCCGATATTGCTCTTTTAAAACTTAATCTAACAGAGCAGATCCACTATATTGCAACATTGGTTGAAAAAGATAAAACCGATAATTACAATCTTTTTGATGAAACGATTGCGGTTGGGTGTTCGCTTGGCTTTCCCCCCATTGCCACACCGGGAATTATTAATCGAAAGAATTTTCAAATTGAATCTCTTCCCTATCACATGTCTACTTCCCAAATAATCTATGGTAATTCGGGTGGAGCAATGTTTTTAGCAGGGTCGGGTCAATTAATAGGTATTCCCTCCATGGTTGCAGTTATTGGTTGGGGAACTCCCGTTACACACATGGGATTATTTATACCGATAAATAGGATATATAAATGGTTGGAAGAAGAAGATTATGATTTCATTTTTGATTCAATCAAAACGGAAGAAGAATGCCTAGGATTACGAGAAGAAAAAATTAAAAAATCCAAAGAGAATATCTCTAAATAATAACACGTAGTATGGTAAACACGTAATGATCGATCGCGATGAAAAAATAATCAACAAACTAGAGGTTATAGGTATTCTTATACAGCGTGGACTTAAACACTCTATCGCACATCCAAAAATGTCAACACGATATTTTTCCGAATCGCTTTCGCAGGTCAGGGAATTAATGAAGTTTATAGCACCAGAAGGAAGAATATGAGATTGAGATGGCTTGATGTTAAGTGGGTAGGCTTGGGTTTTCGGATTAAATACCTCGTGAGGAAGTTGGCGCTCAAATGGTATCTATCTTCTATATGGAGGAAAAAATAGAATGCTCAGCATAGTTGGAACTATGGTTGGCCTGCTTGGATCTTTTATCCCAAAACTTTTAGATTATTTCAAGATAAAGGCTGACCACAAACACGAGCTTGAAGTTTTAAAAGTTCAGGTCGATATGATAAGGTTGGGACATCAATATCGCATGGAGGAGATTAGCACCCAGGCGGATGTGGCTAGTGAGCAGGCCGTTTACAGACATGCAGAGCTCAAATATACTGGCGTAAGGTGGATTGATGGTATCCTGGCCCTGTACTCCGGAACAATTCGTCCGACCATTACCTATCTATTTGTGGGAACATATATCTTTGTAAAATATGCCCAACTTCAGGTTTTAAAATCCGCAGGCGGAAATATATGGGAAATAGTATGGAAGTTGTGGAACTCTGAGGATATGGCTGCCTTTATGTGCATTCTTGGATTCTGGTTTGGGGGTAGGTTGTTGAGATCCACCATGACAATTTTTGGGGTAGGAGATGAGAGATATACTCGACACTCTCCAGTGCAAATACCAGAAAAATCCAAACCGGCAGAGAAGCCTGGGTCAGAAGGGGCTCCATATGAACCACCGCCAGATAACAGAAGCGGGTTCTGATTTAATAAAAATGTTCGAGGGTTTTAGCGCAACGGTTTATCTTTGTAGCGCTAACGTAAAAACTATCGGTTACGGGCACGCCATTCGCAAAGGTGAGGTGTGGGATCAATTAGATGCTACCATCACCGAAGAAGAAGCTACGGAGTTGCTCAAACAAGACGTTGACGAAGCAGAACGGGCTGTCCTTCGGCTTATTCGGGTTCCGCTAACGGATGGACAATTTAATGCTCTTTGTAGTTTTTGCTTTAATTTAGGTTCCGGAGCCCTCCAGAGATCAGCGCTTCGTTCTATGTTAAACCGTGAAGAATATGTAGGAGCAGCTAACCAGCTTCCCCGTTGGTGTTGGGCGGCTGGTAAATGGAATAAGGGATTGTATCGAAGGCGTTTACGAGAACGTGAACTATTCTTATCGTAGGATCGAGTTTAACTAAAAAGTTTAACTAAGGTTTAACTAAAAATTGGGAGGACATCATGAAATGCTCATGCGGGTATGAATTTGGTTTTAATGCTGACACCCAATTAATGGTACAGGGTGAATCCGGAGATTTCTTTCACTCTACATTTGCCGACCTGGAAAGACGGGCAGGCATGTCTAAAACGGAGAAAGCGAGAATGTATGGTTGCCCTGCATGTGGCAGGGTTTTTATAGATCTTACCAATAAATAATACTATGTGTGGGCCAAGCAGGGGGGCCTCACCTTTCTGGTGGGGTCTCCCATTAAAAGCAAGGCTCACATTTTTATCCCGCCAAATATTACTTGACACCCAACCTTCCGTAGTGTATAATCTTTCCATATGGTACAATCCATAAAGACAACTCATATTTCAACCGTATCCGGTTTACTACCAGGACCTGCTCACAACATATCGTGTCCAAAGTGCTTATCACGCAATCTTGTACCGAGTGGAAAGATAAGAATGCTATGTCAAGATTGCGGATTTCAACCCAGAACATGGAAGGTAAAAAAGCATGATAATTAAAACAGTAACCCTACCAGTTATTAAGCAAGTAATACCATACCGTGTCGTAGAGAATCAACATGCCCTCTTGATGCCTATGGGTGACATTCATTTCGGTGCGGAAGATTTTCCCCTTAAAAAGTTTGAAGCTACAATTAAGTGGGCCATGGATCGCGGTTGTGTATTTATTGGCATGGGAGAATATCTGGATTTTACATCTGCTTCCCAAAGATCCGTGCTCGAAAGTTTACGGGAATCTACGAGGGGTCAGATTGATCGTGGGGTACGTAAGTTGGTGGAGGAACTTTATGGAATATTGAAACATACGGAAGGTAAATGGCTTGGCATGTTAGAAGGAGATCATTACTGGGAATTTACCGATGATCACACATCGGCAGATCAGTATCTATGCAAACTATTAAAATGTGATTTCTTGGGTACGTCTGCATGGATAAGGGTGCATCCAACGAAAGCCCCGAAAGATCATGTAGAAGCAGATACGGTAATATATGCTCACCATGGAGTAGGTGGTTCCAGAAAGTTAGGAGGACACCTTAACAGGGTGGAAGATCTTGTGTCGTGGATCGATTTTGATATCGGGTTAATGGGACACTCTCATGCAAAAATATTTGGACCATTAGATTTTCAGGTGCTTACCCCGGATGGGATACATACGCATCGAACGAAAATAATTGCAAGAACGGGTGGATGGCTTAAGGGGTATATTTCACACAATCCACTCTTATTAACAATACCAGCTATTCAAAGTCGTGGAACGTATGTCGAGAAGGGAGCGTATGCGCCAAGTTCTTTAGGTGCCCCGTGTTTCGGCATAGGTTTTGAAAAAATAAGTGGAAGTCGTTTTTATAAACCCGCCATTCATGGGTCACTATAATGACTGACATCATGGACGGACTGGTAAGGGACGGTGAATTTATCGCCCAAAGAATAAAGATGTCCGAGGTGGGTGGGCATAGGGTAGCGCTATGGTCTATTCAAGACACCGAGCTCAACACGGTAATGTATTCCCTGGTGAATACAAGGGTGGGTAAATCGGTAGAATCTGACTCATTGGGACACCTAGAACGTTTGTATGATATTTGCATTCAACGTCTAACGGCAGAAGTTAATGGAGGGCTTTCCGATGTGGGTGTTGCGTAATGAAGATAATGAAAAAATGATAAAGATTTGTCCACAATGTGGTTTTAATCAAATTGATTGGCGACTTGACTTAAATAACGAAATTTACGGAATTTGTCAAGCGTGTAAGTTTTGTATCGATGATTATAGAACAGACGAAAAGTGTATATGAGTATAATAGCAACCATTAGTGGTGGTAAAGCTTCGGCCTGGTGTGCTTATTGGGCTTTAAAAAATTACCCCAAGAAGGATGTAGTTTTATATTTTAACGATACAGGGTGGGAACATCCAGACCTATTTCGCTTCCTTAAAGATTTGGAAAAATACTTCAATCATTCCATTACTTTCGATAGTGATGGTAGGAGCCCAGAGCAGTTGTTTTGGCATGAACATGCCTTAGCTAATAATAGGATGCCATTTTGTTCACGAATTTTAAAGGCAGAACGCTTACAAAAATTCTATAAAGATGGTGATACGCTTATATTTGGAATAGGTGCCAATGAACTACATCGAGCGAATAGAATAATAAGTGTATATCAAACGGTTGCAGCCAAAACCAAACGGTGGCCTCGGATTATATTCCCATTAATCCAAGAAGATATTGCAAGTAAACAGATTAATGTCTTCTTGGCGTCTGCCAATATCGAAGAACCATTACTTTATCGCCTTGGATTTCTTCACAATAATTGTTCAGGGGGGTGCGTTAGGGCTGGGAAAAAACATTGGAAACTTCTTTATGAAAAGCTTCCATGGGTATACGCAGATAGAGAACGTGTAGAAGAGGAAATGCGGGAACATTTTGATAAAGATATATCCTTTTTTAAGGATGAAACATTGAAGGATTTTAGGGGAAGAATTGAGCGACAAGAGTTGTCAGCCTTTTATGATAATGATAATAATGATAAGGATGTTGAATGCATAGGTATTTGTGATACGCAGGCATAGGGGGAGGTATTTAAATGTGGGTTTTGCGTAGAATTCCGGCAGATGAGACATACGGGGATAATATGTCTCCGTGGAAGGGATGCCTATATATCGACCAGAATGATAATAGGGCATGGTATGTAACCAGTTTGGCCAAGCCTACACAATTCACATCCAAGGGGGAGGCCGAGGATTGCGCCAAAATTATCAGGAAATGGCCTTCATTTTCTAAATCGGAAATACAGGTGGCCGTGTACGAAGAGGTCTTTCAAAAATCTTTACCGATTCCCGTCCCAGATACCGTAACGGTTGCTGCACGAACCGAAGTTCAGGGTTGGAACTGGAATGACGAAGAATTAGAACCCTTCTGAGGGAAGGTTATATGAAAAAACAATGCAAAAAATGCTTACAAATAAAAGAAATAGAAAACTTTTACATCCATAAGGAAATGCTAGATGGTCACTTAAGTTTTTGCAAGGACTGCGTTAAGGAAAGGGTTCGTTATTATTATGGAATAGATATAGAAAAAAGCAGGACAATGGAAAGGAAAAGATCTCAAGAGAGAAGAAAAGATAAGGAATATTCAAAAAAAAAGAGAGAATATAACCATCAGTGGCGAACTAAAGAAAAAATAAGGGCACATAATGCAACCCGAAGAAGATTAAGGAGGCCCAATCTCTGCGAATCATGCGGTAGGGAATGTCAACCCCATGGACACCATGAATCGTATGCTGAACCCCTAAGGGTGATGTGGCTTTGTGCTCCATGCCATACCCATATGACAAGATATAAATCACTTCCACACAATCTTAACCAGAACCATTAAGTTTCCGAAGTTCCCTCAAGATCTTATTTTCAATCTTGTCTTCTACGTTTTCTGAAAGATTTTTAATATCCTTTTGCACACCATCAAGTTTTAGGCCCAACCATTCTTTTAGGTTATTTATAGATTCTGTCATTTCTTCATCCCTCTCTTTTGCAAACCTGCCACACATTTCTTGATGCCCAAAAAAAGTAAGGGGTCCACCCTTTTTATTCAGGTCTAGTTTGCAGTCCTCAAGTTCCTGAATACGTTTGTCCTGCCCAAACCATGCATACCTTACCAAACCCGCAACAACGACTGTCACGAGAAATATCCATATCCATCCCGGAATCGCAATGAAGTCCATTTTTTCTAATCCTCGAACAATCTTTCGTATTCCATATATCCACGCTCGGGTTGCATTGCCTGCTTAATGGATTGTACTCCAATTTTGGGAATTATCTTTCCATATTTCATAACCGAAAGATTATAGGACTGAATATCTTTGGATAATTCCCGCCTTTCCTCCGGAGTGGTGGCCAACCTCATTTTACGCATAATCTTTTTGCGCCTTTCAGCGTAGGCATCTTTTATGTTCTGGGCAACTCGACGTTCCTTTTGAATCTCGGCAATACGTGCTGGCCTAAATCCAGCCAACCCTACTGCCACTTCATACGGACCCGCCTTTATTGGTTTTCCTTTTATGTCAAGGATTGGTTTTCCGGTTGTGGTGCGAAGACCCTCTGTAGCCAATCTATGTGACCTTATGGCAGACTCGACACCGGCTGGCATTGCAGATTCTACAGCACGCATCCATTGGTTGTTGGCGGCAAAGGATATGGCGTTTTTACCCTTATCGATGAGCCCTTCGTAGACTCCCATCATAATAGTACCTGGATTATATTCTCCCACACCAGGAATAGGTATCTGAATCTTTGTCGATCCGGACATGTCCAGACCTACGAGTGCCAGGATCCCCTCCATGCCCGCCGAAGCCAAAAGTGGTCCCCCAATCTTTTCCAGGGATTTCCTAATAACAGATCTTGCTGGGTAACCGGTCTGCCTTTCGAGTTCATCCAGGATGTCATCTATAAATGGAGCAGCACCTAATCCACCCAGGATCGTAAGCACAGCAAGGGATCTCATTAGAACCCCCAGCGCCAACTTTCCATCCTTACCCTTTATGTAGTGAATCATGGATAATACATAATTGTGTGGGAAACTCCTAAATACATATGCCAACCCCGCAATCTTGGAAAATGGGGTTCCGTCCCTGAGTAATTGTGGGAAATTATTTAAACCATATGCATAGTGAGCGCTACGTACAAATTCCTTTGCTGTCTCATATGCTTCGGTTTCGGTTTGTCCTGCACGGAGGGCAACACGGAAGGCGGCCAATAGGGACGATTTTCTATTAAATCGTTCCATACCGGCAAACGGATACGAAACAACATCTACAAACTTTGTAAAGTATTTTCCAGCCCAGCTACGGCTAATATCACCCTTAATTTCCTGGATAAAGTTAGCCATTGTCTCGCCATCGTTATATGCATTTTGCAACATGGTTTGTTCTTGCACGGTCATATTTCCACGAAGATCCACCATAGCCTTAGCGAGTTCGGTAGATGCATGACCCTCTACGCCTAGGTCCTGCATGATTCTGGAGAGTATTGGATAAGCAGTAATTCCATTTTGGAACATCTGTGTTGCAGCGAGGCGTAGATTCATGCTGATATACCATAAATATGGTATCGTCTTTAAAGCGTTCAGCTTATTGTCAAGACTGTCACGGTTCCTCAGCATATCGGTGGCATACCGGGATGCATATTCATACGTTTCCGACTCATTAACCTTATCTATACCCTGGAGAGCATCGTGAAATTTTCTGGTGGCATCAAGCTTTGCCATACTGCCAGCAAGTCCCGACATGTAATCAAGAAAAACTTGACGAAGATTCTCCTCGCGATAACCGCCAATATTACCTTGCTGCCTACGGATGTAATGCTGTCTAAAGCCTCGGGCCATAATCTCGTCGTTCATGCTTTTGAAAACAGCATTGAGGAGGGTGTCAGCCTCAGTTTCGTTTATCTTTCCTTCCTTAACGGCACGTTCGGCGGATTTCTTTAAAAAGGCTTCCATGGCATACACGTTTAATCCACCATAGATGAATTCGCTGGTTTGTTTTTCTAATGTCTTTACAACCCTAAGATCTCTGTACTGACCCCCTAACCTCATCCTGGCACGCTCTGCCTGGGTAGCACTATCAAAACGTTCAACCCAAATTGCGACATCCTTACCTTCCGGATCAATGTCGTATACGCGAACAATATAATCACCTCGACCACGAACGTGCGGGGCATAAAAGTTTAACTTTTTAAGATTAGCTTCCTGTTCGTCTATGGTCTGCATACGCTCAGCGACTTTCTTAAGGGCGCGCTGAAAATCTTTTGCATCACTACCTTCCAGTTGAACCTGACCCATTGGTATCGTTCCGTCTAGAACTCCCCTGAGTTGATCAAACCATTTTGCACTGGAATAAAAGTCTACCGACAACTGGCGGAGCCTTGCAATGGCGTAATCTACAGCTCGATCGAATCCGTCCTTCCAACCACGATATGCTTTAATTTCAACTGGAGTTAAGTCTCTGCGGATCAACTCCCTTGCTTTTCTTTGGAGATTTTCATCGCTTTCAAGGTAGATATCGTTTCGATCAGACCATACAATAAGCGGATCTACCCCGGAGGTATCTTTCAGAAGATCAACAGACATGTATGGATTATTGCCCTGATTAGTACCCGGGTCCTGAAGGAGATACAATCTATCCCTATTCTTTTCATCCATCCTGTCCCACTGGACCTGCGTTGTAGGTTTAAATGACGGATGGTTCATACCTATCCAATGCGGAAGAGATGCAACTGATTCAACAAGTCCTAATCTTTTAAAGATTTCGTTACCAAAGTTTTTATCCTTATTGCTATACGCTTCGTACCATCCTTTCCATCCGGTAAAGTTTTCCGCAGCGCTTTCGTGCGATGGGGATGTATCCTCGCGCATGGCAAACCTGGCACCGGGTGGTCCAATAGGTAATCCGTTATCCCACATATTTGCGCCGGAAAGTTTTACAAAGGCGTTATACTTGCGAATCTTGTCTTGGAAAGATTGCTGTTGAATAAGGATACGGCTGCGCCAGAGGTATGCCCTAATGTCATCCTCGGAGAAACGGATGGGGCCGAATAACTGTGTTGCATAATAACGGAACCAGTAGACGAACCGCTTCCATAGTCCAGGATTTTCGCCCGTGCCTGCGAATTCGGCGATCTTTTCGATGGCTACCGTGTAGTCACCATCTGGTGAACCAGGGATTTTACTATATGCCTGATAGAGATAGGAGAGATTTTCTTTTCCGTAGAACTTGAGCACCTCCTGCACGATTTGATCCATGCGGTGAGGGCCGAATAGTCGCTCGAATCCGAAGTGGGCGAAGAGCTCGTGGCAAATGGACGTGAGCACGTCCTGATCGGAGGTGTGACGATCGGCGATAACGTATATTTCATTTAATACACGATCATAAAAAGCTTGCGTTTTACCAGTGACCTTGCCACGTTTTAAAATATCTGCTGGTATTTCATTTACGGAACTTAGAACTTTCCAGCCAAGAACATCTGCGGGAATATGGACCCCAAAGTTATTAAGGACTTTCTGCACAGCCATAACCGACATCGGCTGCCCTTCCATTCCCTGCATGGCTTCTCGGAAAAGGGGCTGGCCCTCGTATAGGACGGATTCCTTCATGGAGGGAGTGATGTCGAGGGAATGAACAGTTGGACCCCCTATCTTCCTACTTTCTATATCAGCATATTTAAGGGCTTCTTGATAATTAGGGAATTGTTTTATAGGATACAATCTATTTCGGTTATAGACCTCATAAATCTTTTCTGGTTCTCCAGGAATAATCTGTGATATTTCCCTAACGGCATATAGGGGTTCAGTAGGTATTTGTGTCTCCTCTACCTTCACTCCCCACTTCTTCCCAAAAGTATTCATATATGATGGAATTTTAACATCATATAAAAGCTTAAAAAATTCTCCACCGATCTCCATTTCTCCAACATCAATATCTACCAATTTACCATTCGCTTCGTCGGCTTGCCTAATTATATCTTCGGCGGATTTACCGAGTATACCCTTGAGTCCGCTAACAGATATAGATTTATCTTCCCTTACACCAGTACCTCCTTTGGCAAAAATAACATTGTAAGTGCCATCTGGATTTCGATAAATAGATATTTCATCTACAACCTGTATTACGGTATCTCTATATCTTTGTATTTGCTGTTCCCCTGTAGTCCACGCAACTTTATCATATCCCTTCTCTGCTGCCCATCTCACCATACGCCTCATGGAGAGTTCATGCCAGGTTTTGGAGAAGGGGGCGGGGGGGACACGTCCAGGTATGGCATTATCAATAGCATCTTCCCTTGTGCTTCCTGCTCCTATCTGTTTACCAGTTTTGTCTTCCACATACCAAGCCTCATTACCTAAGGCATCTTTGTCTTTATAAACTTTCGATTCAGAAGGCAATTCTCTATACCCCTTCTCCCTCCCCGCCTGATGCCTTTTGCTTTGCACTTCGTCAACAACCATTACTTTATTACCCTCTGCATCAACGGTCTCCCCAAAAGACGCCCATGCGATTGCACGACCACCACCTACTTGTCCAAAATGAAGTGTATCTTCTGGAGTATAGGGTTCTATATCTTTAGAGTAAAGAACTAAGTTCTGGCGATTAATTAAACCAGGAGTTCTATATTGAAGTCTCATTGGATCCATCTCTGGCACTAGTTTTTCTTTTACGCCCTGATACTCCTTAAGATAATCCAACACTTCTTGTTTGGTAAACTTTTTCGGTTGTTTCAACAAGTCATCCAGCCCAGTCCATACCAACTCATCCTGCTTCACCCCAGCGTTCTGAAGCATCTTAAGGATCTGCGTAGATGACATTGGGCCAGTCATTTTTGAGTTGATTATGACTTCGGATAGGTGGTAGAATGGTGGGACTACTGGACGGGCAGCGCCCTCTATACCCTCGGTAGGGCGAACTTGCTTACTATCAAAAACAACATATTGATCCAGAACTTGATAACCGTCATCTACATTCTTAGCGATAATTCCATCATAGCCTTCACTTTTAGCCTCTGGCATATCGAGGGAATAAAGATCTTTATCAGATGCACCCTTGTAATCGATAACCTTCGGGTTCTCCATACGGAGAAAGACAGATGTTATCTGTTTGCCATATTTCTTGGCGGCAGCCAGAGAATCTGTAAAAAACTTTCCACCTTCTGCCCCACCTCTATATAATGTTAACGGATTTCCATTGGCATCAACAACTTTAGAATTACCGAACCATTCCCTTAATGATCCGTCACCACCTACGCGTGCCCTAAACCTATCACCTGGCAGCAACTCCTGAAATGCAGGACGGAAACCTTCGGCGGAAAGTGACTCAATTTTGGATCTGGTGATACCATTAATAGCTTCCCCAGCGTTTCGGGCAATCATCATTTCTGGGGTATAGACAGTATCCTTCTTAGCATCGATGATAACCTTACCAAGGAACCCTGGAAGATTCTCAGCGCCTTCATGCGAGAAAGGTCGAACTGAGACGGCGCCCTGCTCGTCAAACATGATAACGGCTTCGAAGAAACCTTTGGGAAGGCCTGGGGGTGCTGTTGGAATACCTACTCCACGCGTTTCCCTAGCTAATTCAGGATAATCCCTCATCACTTCGGGGGGGACTGGCTTGCCTTCGGAGATGGCTTGCGCAATTTCCTTCCTATGTGGTTCCAGAAGCCTTTCCGTTTCTGATAAAACAAATTCGGGCCTTTCCATTTCGGATGCCGTCCAAGATCGTTTAATTTCTGATAACCAATATTGATCCCTCGTCATCTCCCACAGTTGCTTCCCTTCAACTCTAGGCTTAGGCTCCACAACCTCTTTACGAAGAAGGTCGATCTTCGCTCCTTCAATAAAAAGCGTGGCAGCAGGAACGAGACCTGCCCCGGGAGGAGTTGGGGCTGCGGTAACACCTGCGCCACGCGTTACACCTTCCTTGGGTCTCATTTGAACTGGAAGATCATGGAACATTGCAATGGCTCTACCGGTATTGAGGCCGTCATACCCTAATTCCTTGGCAGCCTGGTATCCTAAGACCTGGGCCTGGTCAGGCATGTTTCTATTGAAGCCCCATTTTCTTTCGAGTCTTGCGGCCACCTCGTCTTGTTTGGCATTGAACTCAGCCAGTTCTTCCTTGGTGGCTAACTCCATGTCAAATATCTTAAATTCAGCCTCTACCCTTTGGGGGGGCATCCCTCTAAACATGGGCTCCACTTCATGTTCATCTCCATAAGCATACCAAACGTCAGGTAGGTCCCCCTGTTCGTAAGCGGCATTGTAATTTTTACGGGTTATTCGTTCGGTCCCTGACCACTGCGTGAATCCGTATCCCTTCGTAACAAATCTTCCAGAGTAACTGGTCAACCCAACTCTTCTTAGCCCCTTAGTTCTTGAAGGCTTAACTATGCCACGCGCTTCTTCTGTTTCGAGTTCAGTTCTCCATTGAATAAGTCGATCTATCAATACACTTTTGGCTGGAGCCCTATACCTTCCGTCAAACACCCTTGGTCCAACGTTTAATCCCGCCCGCTGCAAGTCTTGCGTATTTACCTTGATTAACTCTTCTTTTGTTTTTCCTTTAAGCCAAGAAAATACGGACATTTTTTGCTCATCCGTAGTCATTTCACCAAATTCAACAGATGATGGAAGTCTTACCCCTTCAACCCTTGCTTCTGGCGCAATCTCCCTTATCGTTCCATCCTTAAAACCCACCCTGATTGTTCCGTCAATATCAATCTCTGCAACCTGTCCAACCTTACCCTCAATGGTGATTTCTTGTCCAATGGTATATTTTGACACTTCGGGAGTGATAGTATCCTTTAACGATTGGGGCAATGGAACATTCGGAGAAAGTACGGTTGATACACCATTCTTATCGGTATATGTTCTTGGTGTGAATTCCTTACCTGCGGGTTGCTTATTGTCGAAATCGAAAGATAACTGGCCTCCCTTAGAGTCCTTAATAATTACCTGGTCATTCTGTATATCAAGACCCGGCCATACCTTTACGCTCTCAAGGAAGTTACCCCATACCTTCTTCATTTCAACTTCCAGGATGGGTTCCTCGACTTCACGGAATACAGTTTCCTTCCATAGACCAGCAACATCCGGTTTAGTAACTGCGGGTTTCAAAATATCCGTAGGGTCTCGTGTAACATCGGGTGGAGCCACGGGAGGTGCAACGGCTGGCGCTGGTGCAGCTTTCTTCTTGGGTGATGGTCCAAGTAGGGAAACCGCACCACCCAATACGCCACCGGTAAAGCCAGCGATAATGAATGCATTTGCCGCCTGCATTAAACTTTCATAGGTAAATGGTTTGCGTCCAGCACCCATTTCTTCCATAATTTCCTGGGCAGATTCGGTAACACCTTCGAAGAATCCCTGTTTACCCACTTCTGCAAGGAAATATCTTTTGGCCGTAGGGAGGCCAACTTTTTCTGCCCTATCTGCAACCGTCCTACCAAACCATCCTAATTTACCAAGCAATCTCCATTGTGGGAGTGCATCCATAAGGCCAGCGGGTACAGCCCAAAGTAGGTTAGTACTTAGCGCCTTCATACCCTCATCAATACGCTCACCAGCGATTATACCTGTTTCAGCAATCGTTGAAGAGGCGGCTAACGATGAAAATCCGATGATAGCTTTTGCGGCAGCACGTTCTGTAATGGCCTTACCAAGTGTCTTTGTAACGACACCACGTATGGCAGCACCAACACCGAATGTACCAACCATAAACGGTAACATAGACATAAATCCATGTCCAAGATATCTTGCCGCATCGCCAACGGATTCTATGTCTTGAAATCCAGCCACGGTTGGTTTAAATTTCTCATTCATCTCCTGGAAGGTTTTATGTAGATGGGCACCAACTCTTTCTATCGCTTCGATACCGGTAACCTCTCCAGCAAGACCTACAAGGCCACCAGCAATCTTACCTACTTGTAAAACGCCATGCGGTATGCCCCTGAGTGCTTCCCCGATAAGTCCAGGCTTCTCGGGTGGAGGTGGAGGCGTTGGTTCGATCGGAACCATAAGATCCTTAAAGATAGTGGAAACGGGAGTACCCGGTTCTTGCGTCTCCCTGGTTTCACCAATGGAACGCATCGATGGGGTTAAACCCATCTCACGGTTTAAACGTGTGGCAGGACTTTCTGGGCGAGTAGTCTCTTTTGGGATAATGCCTTCTGAGGGGATTATGGGGGTAAGACCGTACTCGCGGTTTAACTGCTCTGCCGGGCTCAGCATTGCCTCGGCGGTTCTGTAGATTGGACCTCGGGCTTGGGTGGGTTGTGTGATGGGTTTAATCCCGGCCTCAGCACGAGGTATAGATGGTTGTCTTGCGAGACCTGTAGGAACGATCGGGGTAGTCTCTTCCGGAGGGGCTAGAAAGCTCTCCATACCAAGACTTGGAGGTGTTATGGAGGGTAGGCTGGCGCCGATCAATGCCTCAGAACGTTCTCCTTCGGTACCGATACCCTCCAGTTCATCTTCGTCTGTATCAATAAGGCCATATGCAATATTTAATTCATGTGCAGTTGGCATTTATTCCTTTTTTCCTTTTCCAGGTATGTCTACCCATATACCATTACGGAGTATCATTGCCCCACTCGAATGTGTTTGACCTTCTATTGGATTCGCATCGGAAATTATGTCCTGACGTGCAGCATAGGCTTGTGAAAGAAGCTTGAACTCTGTATCATATTTTGCAGGATCTATTTGGCCAAGATTGAGTTGATTCTTAAGAGCTTCCTGACCACCCTGATATATTTGAAGGCTAGCCTTTTCGTATGCATCACGTTGAATCTTTCTTCTTTCAACGGCATCCCTTGCGCCCTGAAGTTTTAACTTCATCGGTTCAAGTAATCCTGTTTTTGTGAGCATGTCGTCCATTTTAGCTTTATTAAGTTCAATTGTGGATTTAATTCCAGCAGCCTGTATGCCCAATTTAGCCGCTTCGGTTTGGGCTTTCATGCCAGTCGCAGAAATAACACCCTCAGCAGTAAGGCGAGCCTTTTCTGATTCGGATACTGCACCAATTCTTGCCACTTCAATGGCAGCACGTTCTTTCGGTGGAATTACACCTTCTCGCATACGCTTTCCAGCCTCTTCGTAAGCAGCATATCCTAATTTTGGTTCTAGACCGAGATCTTCCCTGCGTTGTCGTTCAACGGTACCTTCTTCGTAACGTTGGCGCTGGATACCTTCTTCCCTTAATCTTTCGATATTAGATAATTCAGTTTCTGCCCCATGTTCACGTTCAGCAGTTTCAGCACCTATTCGACCAACGACACCACGCCTTGCGGCTTCATCGCCCAGACGGGTAGCCGCTGTTTCTGGAGCGGCTGTCATAATCCCTTCACCGGGTATCGTATAGCGAGTAGCTCCAGTGGGAAGCGTTTCTCTTCCGATCCCCCAAACACTTTCAAGCGTAGAGGTAGGTACTATTGGTTCCCGTTGAGGTTGAATCCTACCCTCGACACGGGTAGCGTAATCTTCGGTACGACCCAACACTCTATCTGCTACTTCTCTGGATAAATCTTGAGTAACAGTTGGTGATAATGCTGCCCTTTCACGCCTTATCCTGGGAGGCGTAATAAGAAATTCACCAACGTCTCTCGCGGCCTGCTTCCCCCATTCCCACTCTGGAATGACTGCTGGGCGGGGTCCTCTACCCATTTGTTGCCTGGCCTTTTCTCCAGCTTCACGTAAAGAACCCACGGGCGGTTTAATAATGCTTCCCCGACGAGGAGCTTCACCGGTAATTATTCCCTCAGCAGTACCCCATTTTTCTTCTTCATCATCATATCTTGCCATTTTCATTTACCCCTTTTAAATTACCATCCACGTCCAATATAAGGATCGGTATCGTCCATAATCGCCTTTGCACCATATGGAGGAGATGCATAACTATAGTTTGCAGCATTTCCAGCCGAAAGACTTGCAGATGCACTCACGCTAGACAGCGCTCCAGCAACAATCTGTGCATTAATTGCACCAATTGCCTTCATTGCTTCAATTCGAAGGGATCCCATAACTTCGTAGTTCTTCATGTCGATTTCGGCATCTTTAATGATCAGTTCAGCACGCATCAGGGCTGCACGAACCTGAACGTCGAACCGCTTTATTAACACATCAGCGGTTATCCCATAAACTTGCGCACCAGCCTTGTATAATTCTGCTTCTCCAAGAAAAACCTGCACAATTGCGTTAACTCGTGCAATCTCAGCCTGAACTTTAGCCGTATACGTTTGAATTTTAGTTTGATACCAAGTAATGCCCTTATCGATTGCGAACCTGGTATTTTGGTCACCGAGTTCGAAGGATTTAATCGCTACGTCACGGTTTACATCTTTTCTCTTGTTGAAATGATTAATTACTGCTTGAGTAATATTGGACGCTAATATACTGTCTGGAAGGATAAAACCCCGTTCTGACCATTTAGCACTAATACTATCAATTTCATCTGCATGAAGAAGTTCAGCGTTTTCCGATTCCTTTTTAAAAATTGCTTCCT